TAAGATTTGATGCTACTAGAGATGATAGTGCTCTTCCTGCTTCTAGCAGAGAAACTACTACTGGTCAGTGGTATGTTCAGACTACTGATGATTACGATCCTGCCGTAAACATTCAGGCAAGAATGAATCAAATTGGTCAAGATCTTAAGGATGCTAGATCTAAGAATACATTCTATAAGAGACTTAAAGATGAAAGAAGTGCTCTTGATAGAATTTATCGTTTACGTTATGTTATTCCTAAGTATGCTGATGGTGTACGTGATCCACTTAATGGATTTGTTCTTAAGGTTAGAACTGACGAAACGAGAAAGCTTCTACCTCAAAAAATATTGTTGAAGCCAGTTGGTGTTGGATCTCCTAGTGTCGCTCTTTTCAATGTTACTACTCAACTTGCTCAAGGTGGAACTATTGCTCAGCAATTAGGTTTAACATCTGCTGAGTTGGATCCTGCCTTTAGCTATGATCCATATAATATCGATCAAGTTAAAGTAATTGGTTCTGAAAAGACTGAATCTAAGGTATCTTTTAGTATTCAATCTGCTAGAAAGATCAATCTTTCTGGAACAGATTATCTAGAACTCACTGTATTTGATCTTGGTATTACTGATGATTCTGTAAGAAATGAACAGTTTGTTACTGTCAAGATTAATGCCCCTCAGGGTGGAGCATTTAGATTTAATACCACTCAAAGCAATTCTTTAAATAAAATTAACTGGAATGGATTCTCTGCTGGATTTGCCTATTTACAGGGATACTTCAATCCAGATGGTACGGATGAGCATTATTTGATTCTCAAGGGTCTAGACGGTGATGTTATTTCTTACAATGAAAATGTCACTACTACATTCTCTCAACCAGTTTTGGATGTTGACAACGATCCCGTTCTGGATAATAATGGAAATCAAGTATTGATTTATGCCACTCTTCAGGCTAAAGCAGATAGTGTAGGATCTCCTAACAATTCTCTTAGCAAGTCTGATAGAAAAGATTATCTCTATAGTGATAAGAATGCTAATGTTCTTACAATGACACCTGGAGATAAGGTTCTGGATGATGATGGTGTACAATATGAGATTGCTAGTGTAGTCGATGCTGGTCAAATTGAAGATACTTTCTATATCTTTGATATTGAAGAAATTAAGCGTCGTATTCCTAATCAGCAAGAAGGTATTTACTATCTAACTTGTGTCAAGGGTAATATTTCTCCATACCCAACTGGTCCTGGTGTTGGTACTAACTTCCGCGGATTCAAGTTCTCACAACCTATTGGACAATTATATCCTCTAGACTATAAGAATGACCCACTCTGGTTCCAGGTACAACCAGATGGTACTAGAGATATTACAGTTCTTGATCCACCCGCTACAATTTGTGCCGCTGATAACTTTATTCATGGTCTTGTTAAGACTAATGATTATAAGAATAGCGAAACAAAAGAAGTTGTTTTTGATCTAATCAACAACCCAGCACTCGATAGATATGAGTATGTCAATAATGCTATTGAAGCTCAAGATGGCAACGCTACATCTGGATCAGAAGATCGTTTGATTCCTATCTGTGGTGACTCCCCATATCCAACAGAGAAGAAACTTTATGTAGAACTTCGTAGACCCTCTATTGCTCGTTCTGGTAACCACACGTTTGAATATCTAGGTTTCGGTCCTGGTAACTATTCAACTGGTTTCCCACTTCGCCAGGAAGTTGTTTTAGAAGACATCCAAGACTTCTATGCTCAAGCTAAGCGTGAGAATGGCGGTATCGTCTTCTACACGGGTCTAAACTCGAATGGTGACCTCTATATAGGTAACCGTAAAATCAACGCCATTACAGGCGAAGAGACGTTCCTTGAGAAGGCAGAATTGGCATCATCTGATGATGATGGTGGTGATATTGGAGGATTGGTAACAACGTTTGAACTTCCTGTTGTATTTGAACAAGAAATTACCGTTGACGGTCAAGCGAATTTCAATAATCCTGTACAAATCAACGTTGATACTGATGTTGATGGAAATTCTCTAACGGTATTCTCTAATGTAGATCAAGCTCAAGGTGGAGATTTGAGTCTAGATACTTCTGCTTTTGCCAGAAGTGTAATTGCTTCAGCAGGAAACATTGTTTTACATCAAAATCAAATTTTCTCTGCCATCTACAGATTAAATCCAAGAGGTAATACATTACTTTCTGGACAAGATTATAGCATTAGAACTCATATTGATCATACAAATGGAAATGCTCCATCCAATAAAACACCAAATCAAAGCAATTCTGTACTAGGTCTTGCTGTTCAATTTGGTACAAATCCAGATACCAAAGATCCTATCACAGGAGACATTCTTCTGAAAGGAAATCAGGTTAATAGATCTGGATCTCTTGGATGGATTTATTCAAACTTCTACAATCCAGTAACAGCAAGTATTGAATCTACTACAGCTGTTGGTGGATCTGTCGTTAGATTTGACACGGTAACTGGAACTTCAGTTTCTTCTCTTGGTATTCAACTTGGAACCATAGTTAAAATTGAAGGATTGACTGGAAGATATGAAAATGTAAACGGATTAAGAAAAGTATCTCTAGTTACAGCAAATTACTTCCAAGTTAATGCTCCTGTCATTATTCAAACCAGCCCAGTAGATGATCCTACCGCTATTCCAGTTGCTGCCGAAATTTCGGTGTCGAGCAACTCTTGGAAAGAAGTTGGTGTAATTGGTGCCGAAGCTATTAGAACAAATACCGATATCATTGGAAAATATGCTGTTGGTATTAATACTGTTGCTAGAACTGCTCATTCTGATCAAAATGATGCTTATGTTTCAAATGCTTCTTACCCAAGAGCAACTTTGGATATTGTCGGAAACACGTTTATTAGTGGAAAAGAATTATCGAATACTAATTACACTAATAATGCTTTACTTGCCGATAGAACTTTCCAAGAAATTGATAATGCCTTCCTGGTTGGTGGAGATTCTGTAACACCAAATAACTATGCTACGCTGAGAGTTTCCACCACAAATGGATCACAGGGTAATCACTCTGGTCAAACTCCTGGACTACAAAGATTGTTTGCTGGGGGTAGAGTTGGTATTAACGTAGATCAAGGTACAATGAATCATACCTTGACTGTTGTTGGTGACGTTAGAGTAACAGAATTTACTCTGTTTGAAGATAATCTCGCTGTTAATGGTGGTTCGTTGTCAACTACATCGCCAACATTCAGTTTGATTGATGGTGGTGCCACAAGTGTTTATTTTGCTTCTGCTGCCACAACTTTAAATATTGCTAACTCCGTACAAGCTTCAAATACTCAAACTATTAATATTGGTACTAATGCTGGAGTTCAGAATCTTAATATTGGATCCTTTGTTCCTGTAACAAATCTTTTACTACACAATTCTGGTACAGAAAATCGTACTAGGATCGGTACTGTAGGCAATTTTGCTACTGGTAACGTTTCTGTAGTTGAAATTGGTGGTGCTTATCAGAAACAATCCAACTCACTAACTGACGGTTCTATTGTTAAATTGAGAACCAGATTTACTGAGGTTGATGGTGATCTAACTATTGGAGCTGCTCTGCCAAACTCCACTGGATTTACTACACTCAGATCTCCTGCCGAAAGCGTTAATCTATTCAATACCACAACTTCTAAACTTTATATTGGTGGTGCTACATCAAGAATGTATCTTGGTGCTCAAGGTGGTAATACTCAAATCAACAACAGTTTGATTGTCAAATCTTCATCAAGATTTGAGGGAGACACTACCTTATCTGGTGGTTTAAATGCTGGTGATTTTGAAATTGTTAGAGGATCATTTGGAACAGATGCCGTTGCTCACGGACAGGGTGATATTGATAATGCTAATATTGACATTTTCGAAAGAGCTATTATTGATAGATACATTTCGACTCAAGGTGCTGGATTCTGGGGTGGTAACGAATACGAATCTAATATATTTGATACTGTAACTGGCGAAGAACTATATTACCTACCTATTGCTACAGCTTCGACAACGATTCAATTTGAAGTCGGTGCTTATCTATTAGTCGATCGTTCTAGACTCGCTATCTTTGATCCTACTGCTTTTAGTGGTACTATTGCTGCTAATAGTAATCAAATTACTGGAGCTTCTAATGTTACTGGTTTTGCTCCTAATGATACTTGGGTTGAGTTGACAAGCGATGTTACATTTGCCGATGGATCTAAGTATGCCCAGGTTACTGCTGTAAATGGTAATAACCTAACACTTAGCAAGTCATTTGCTTCTGGAACAACGATAACAACTGCTAGTTTTGTTGGTGGACAATCAACTCAAGGTAACGCTCCCGTTGGTCAACAATATAGCGAATTAGTTCAGATCGTTGAATTGACAAACCTGAACAATATTTCTGATTTCCCACTAAGAATCTTAGTCAAGAGGGGTATGAATCAGCGTACCCCTGGAGATGAAGAGTTAATCACTGGAACTCCTTCAAATCTTCCAGTTGGTGCCGATCCTTCTTCTTATAAGTTTGTTAGAACAGATCACCCAGAAAATTCTTTATTGATTCGTTATAATCTTGCTCTAGATGTTAGCTATATCGAAGATGTAAATGGATTGCCATCTACAACTAGTGGAACTGTAGGTAGCGTAAGCACAGGAGATTTCTCTGGTGCTGTTGGACCTGGAGATATCTTAAGATTTACTGATAGAGAACTTGCTTTAATCACTGATATTAATACAACAAGTCCTCAAAGATTTGTTATTAATGATGGCAATAATACAAATCCAGTTGAACAGTTTGTTGTTGACTCAACTAACGGCGAAACAAAAATTCTTGGTAACGTTACGGTATTCTCCAACTTCACTCTATCTGGATCTACTGCTACTGGATCTCAAAAACTAATAATTACTGATGGAGCTTCTAGCCCAACAACTACATTCCAGGTAGATTCTGCTACTGGTGAACTATGCTTTATCGGTGATCTTAAAGCAGGTGGTCCTAATTGTGATAGGTTCTTTGTAGATGCTGAAACTGGTAATTCTCTCTTTAGAGGTGGTAATCTGGTTGTAAGTGGAAACACTTCCACCGATACTAAATTTGTTGTACAAAACAGTACTGGAAATGCCACCTTTGCTGGTCACATTACAGTTTCTGGTACAACCGAGAGTACATTTACTGGACCAGTACAGATAGATGGCGGAAATCTCTTACTTAACAAGATTGATGACTCTCCACAGTGGCAAGCTAATACGACTTACACTAATGGTGATACAATATTCTATGGATCAAATATCTATACTGTTGTAATTTCTGGTGGTGGTACAAATACCAGTGGTACAGTTGCCCCAACTCATACTTCTGGAACACAAAATAATGGAAATATTGATCTAACCTTCTTGAAGGTTAAAGAACCCGAAAGATTATTTGAGGTCAATATTGATGGATCTATGAATTTTGCTGGTCAGGAAGGATTCTTTACTCCAACTGGCGCTAGAAAATGGGTATTTGTTGGTGCTGGTGAAGATGTATTCGACGCCGTTTCCAATGTTAATTACTTCATCTCTCCTGCCGCTGATCTAACAATTAAATTACCTCAGAATCCAGTTACTGGAGATATGATTAGAGTAGTTGATGTTGGTGGAAATCTTACATATGACATTTCGTTAAGATTTAGAGCTCCTAACGGCACTTCTGTACAGGGTGACAATACAAACGCTAATACACCAAACTTACAGAGTATAAATTATAATGGTGGTGAATTAGTTGTACAAACACCTCATGCTGGTTTAGGTTTGATTTACCTCGGGGCACAAAATTATGACAACACCTCTACTGGCGCTCCAGCAACAACTCAAGGATGGTGGTTGGTAGAAATCTAATATGGCAGGATATAACGTAGTCAAAACACAAAGAGCCCTTCCCATTGGTTCTGTACAACCATGGGGAGGACCTCTTTCCGAAATTCCTAAAGGATGGTTATTATGTAATTTTGCCGAGATAGAAGCGGCTGATTACCCTCTATTAGCTAGGGTTTTACGTGATAGTTATGGCGGCACGGATTTTGATGGAAATTTTCCAAATTATACAGGAACAATCAGATTGCCTCCTACAAATGATAAAGCATTAGCAGACATTTCGACTCAATATTTTGGTAATTATAGTTCAACTTCTGGATCTATTCCTTCCCCTATTGACAATCCTGATGCTCTCAATGTAGTTGAAGATTATATCGGTACAAGTGCTTTGGGATTCGAACCAGGAGACCTTGGACCTCCCAATGTAATAAACGCAAAAACTGATATTAATTTTACATATACGCCAGATCCTCAGGGAACAATTGCTAATCTGACATTTACAGGAGTAGCTCCAACTTTAGCAACTCCTGTTATTAAACAAAATGTTCCAGTGGTAGCAGGAACCAATTCTCAAACTGGAGCTGCTGTTACTGGATCTGGTGCTACTTTTACTGTTGTAATTAATGACGATAATACCTATGACATTGCTCCCAAAACGAAAGGATCTGGGTATAACGTTAACGATAGACTGACAATTTTAGGTACAAATTTTTCTACTGAGGGGGGCACCAGCTCTGCCAATGATATTACGGTTACTATTACTCAGATTGGATCTTCATATTTTGAAGGTACTATTACGGGTCAAACTTTAATTGAAGGATTTTCAATTGAGGAAGTTTTTATTGTACCAAGAAAATTGGGAAGACTTCATTTTCCTCAGCATTTTCATGAAGGTACATATGAAACAATTAATACTGGAGATGCTGGTGAAAATCCAGGTAGAGGTGTTTGTATTTGGAATTCTCCTGACGTTAATGTTGTCGAGCATTATGATAGAATTCACCCATGTCCGAGTGGATATTTTTCATTAACAGTTCCTTGCCCCAAACCAACATCTCTTAATTGTTCTCCAAATCCTTCCACTGGATTTTATATTGGTAATTCACCAGATAATACAATTAACGAGTGGGATGCTGGTCCATTTGATACTGGTGTTGGTAGATATGCTATCGGTAGTGTTGGCGGAAGTTTGCCAATCAAAGATCACGTTCCTTTCGCCACTACTGCAACTGGACATGGTATTGCTAAATCTTGGTTTACTGGATCTGGAAGTCACTGGAACTTAAGAGATAAAACAGGCGCTAGTTCTGTTGGTGGTGATACAAATATGACTGCTATTAAAAATACTGGCAGAATTCTTCCAGGGTATAGAGTTCCTTTTTCAGATTCTAGTACAACTCTCAAAGTTCCAAACTGGGATCCTGGAACTGGTGGATCTGATAATCAACATGGATTTACAAAAGCATTATTCAATCATGCTGGAATTAGTTTTACTGTCGATACTCCAACTGGTGGTGGTGTACAAGATAAAATTAACTCACACGATCATGACGGAACTTTTACAGTTAAATATGATGGATCGAATATGGACGTTCCTCAGCAGATCAACGTACAAGTACAACCAAATATTATTCCAGGGCAGCTTCCAGGTGCTCTACAAATTACATTTACGACGAGAGTTCCTTCTCTTTCAATCACTAATTTAATTAGAGCTTACTAAAATGACCGTATATTACACCAACGAAAAAGGAAGATATGGCGGCGTGACAGGTACAATCATACCATTTACTATTAAGATGCCAACGGTAAATGATAGTTTGACTGGTGATTGGAAAAAATATCTTCCAGCAGGTTATTTACGTTGTGATGGTTCTGTTTTTAAAGCAGTGGCATATCCAGTATTAGCACAAGTTCTGGGAACTGGTAACGATTCTAAATTTAAGAAAGATACTACAGATTTGGCAGCAGATGAATTTCAGTTACCCGATTTGGGATCTAAGTATATTGCTGGAGGTAATGCTTCTGGCACATATTTGAATGACAAAGTTACAAACTCTAATTCAGGATCTTCTCAGGGAGCTTATAGAGTTGGTTGTGAAATCAATGTGCTATCTTTGGTGGGGGAATCAGAAACAATAACTTATACGGGAACTTTTGATGTTGTACAGCAATCTTCTATTGAATTTATTGGAAATCCAGCATTTGGAACAACAACTAGTGATGGAAAAACCTTAAAAGCTTTCTTATCTGAACAAGAATTCCAAGCTCATGGACACGATTCTGATATTGGAGTATTTACTTATCTAGGTAAATGGACAGATTCTTTTGCTGTTAACACTACTAGTGGTATTTCTCAAGGTGGAAATGATGGTCAGAATGAGGGATCGAATGAATTGACATTCATAAATGCTCCAACAGATGCCGCCGCCGTGGTCGGTCATAGTCATTTTATCAATTTTCCTAATTCACAAACTATTGCTGCCAATAATAATTTGAGATTTGGATTTGACGAAACCCAAATAGAACCTTTAGGATTATCCTCTACTGTAAACATAACTACTGAAAAACTTTATAAATTAGATGAGGCTACTCCTCCATACATTTTAGTAGAATATTTAATTAAGATTTGACATGCCTTCACAGACTTTTACTCTTACATCAAATATTAATGTTAGATTTGATGGTACTGGTAATAATTTTAGAGCAGAAGTTACTGGTACTGGTAGTGCCAGAGTAAAATTTGGATTGTATTGGAGTGATAACCCTGGCGTTGCTGGTGATGCTATTGGTAGCGTTACTGTTGATGGTAGAACCTTCAATTCTCCTGGGGAAAATGGTAGTGATGTAAGAGATTGGATTATGACTCCTGGTAATTATCCAATAAGCACCAGTGGTCAGTTAAATCCTGCTCAAGTAAATAGTCAAATTATTAGATTTTTTGATAACGACGGAAGTGACACTAATGCTTCTTTTGAAATCGTTAATGTAGTTAATCAAACGTATACTATAACTGTCACCGCCGACCTTACAGTTAATCCGACTACAGCAAATGGAGATGGTGGTGGAGCCACTTGTACAACTCTTACGTGGAATACTAATGGAGCTACTTCTGTAACAATTGATGGAGTTGGAAAAGGAGCGACTGGATCAGAAGTTAGATGTCCTAATATATCTTCTAATGCTTGTGGTGGTCCATCTCCTGCTACCAGAAGTTGGGTACTTACAGCATGTAATGGAAGTAATTGTGTTAGTGATACAAAGACTTTTTCTTTGTATAGTGATAATAGCCCTTCGAATTCCTGGACAACATCGTTTAGTAATTTAGATCCTGGAACTCAATATACATTTACTTTAGGCACTTTAGCATGTATTGATAGACCAACATCTGGATCTGCTGGTAATGGAGCTTCTTTAAATGCTAGTACATATGGTAATGGGAATACTGTTACTTTAACTGCTTATAGTGCTCCATTTGATACGACAATACCAGCATCTGGAACTTTTGGCAATACGAATTCAAAAACTTTCCCAGTTACAATAGGAACTAGTAGTTTTAATGTGACATTCACAACTAGAGCACCTAGAGTTGCTGAAGATTTTAATTATGGAGATGTTAAAAATCAGTTTCCATATCCAGAGATTGATGTTGCTCCAGGGACACCAACACAGTATTTGACAACTGGTGGTATTTCTATGAATGATATCGATATTCCAGTTGAACTTAAAATGAGTGATGGTAATGCTCAAATCAATGTTAATGGTAGTGGGTGGAAAAACGTTAGGCAGATCTAAATAAAGAAAAGAAAGATAATAAAATGATGTATCCACCAGGATCAGGAAACAAGGACCTTCTTCAAAAAATATTTTTGTCGGCAACTCCGTTTAATCTGTTGTTAATGGAGTATTTTAAAAAGCAAGGAAATCTTGTACTTGAAAATTATATGAATAATTTGATTAAAGAATATCTTGATGAAACAAAAATTACTCCAGAACAAATTATTGAAAAAATTGAGTATACCTATCAAGAATATTTAATTAATAATGGCCGTTACTAACTTTAACGCCACATACGGAGGCAATGCTTCAGTCAATGTGCCTAACAATGCTTATAACATTTTTCTACAAGTTGCTGGTGGTAGAGGTGGTAGTGGTGGTAGTGACTCTGGTGGTCCAGGTGGAGGGGCTGGAAATGGTAGATATGGAAGATTTCAATTACCCAATTATATTGCTAGAACGTTAAGTTTATATCCTGGTGGGCAAGGTCAAGATGGACCTGGATGCTTTGGCAGGGGAACTGGTAGAAGTTCTGGATCTTTTTCTGGTGGCGGTGGTGGATCTGCTTCTGGATGTTCTGGGTCTGGTGGTGGAGGTGGCGGAGCCTCTGCTGTTTATGATAGTTATAGTGCTTCTTGGATTATTGTTGCTGGCGGCGGAGGCGGCGGTGGCGGTGGTTCTTGGAATCGAGGTGGTAGCGGAGGTGGAACCGCTGGTGGGTGGGGCGGCGCTCCTAATCCTGGCGGCGGTAGTAATGGCAATGGATCTACTTGTGGTGACGGCGCTGGCGGAGGCGGAGGTGGTGGAGGATCTGGCGGCGGTGGCGGTGGATCTGGTGGTTGTGATAATTCCAATGGTGGAACAGGTGGAGGAGGTGGTGG